AGTGGCCAATGCTTACATAAGACCTGATGGGATAAATGTCAAGACCTTTCTTTCATATTTCTCCAGCAGCTCCTGAAGGCCCCAACTTGTCTACCTTCAGTAAAACCAATACCTTTTCTATCCGAGAAACGGGAACTCCATGCAGGTTGTCCGTGTTTCCCTGACGGAGCTCCCTTATTAAATGTATTTCATCAAACTTATTTAGTCAAACGAGAACGAGATTTTTCACCGACCATGCCGTTACCAGCCCCCGTTAACTAACAAAGAGGGAAAGAAAAACGAGGGCAGGTAACGGCACGAGATCCTGAAGCTCGGCACAGTGCTGCTGGAGACCAGCTGCAGGTGACATGCACCTTGAAACGAGAACGAGAGTTCAGGACGAGGTTTCTAAACGAGAACGAGATCACGCTGCCTTCTCCCGGAGCTCACCCAGCATGGTACGCTGGACCAGTGTCCAATCAAACGGGAACGAGAACGAGGCAAACGGCACCAGTGTGCGAGGATCAGTGAACATGGACACCGGTCTGTACAGTTTAAGAGACCTCTGCAAAGGGGTCTCTTTGAAGATAATTACCTTACCACCGGCTTTAACATATTTATTAATCCACACAATTTGCCATTTGTTTAATTTAGGAAAATTAGCATCATCAGATTTAAGTTCTATCCAAAAAATATTACCCATTCCTACAGCATGTATATCAGGAATACCATTAATTGTACTTGATTCTATGCGGGTAAAATGCATGTTAGTTAAGTTATTTTTTAGCTTATGCCACAGTCTTGATTCTCTTGCTTTTACTGTCATTAATTAACTTAATTTTTTAATTTGTTTAATAACTGAGTTAGGAATAATAGTAGTATTTCCAATACTCTCTATGTCAACTTTATTCTCAGCGTATGAATAATCTCCAAACAATCTAGTCACGCCTTTTGATTGACTAACTAAATGTCCTTTTGTAATGCAGGTAGCTAAACTAGATTTCTTTAAATCTTCAAATGAAGTCCAGGAGCTGTTCGAAACAATATCATACCATTCAACTGCTACCATAGGATATTTATCTATTTGATTTTTTACTTTTTTTGGTATTGCTATTTTCTTTCTCATATATTTTAACCTCTACATTGCCAACAGAAGTAAACATAAAAGGATTATGCACTTTGTTAAACTCTTTAATCCAAACAGACCAACTAGCTCTTTGTAAGTATCTTTTTGTCCTTAACTTCAGCTTCAATGGTTTTCGCATTGTAACCATCGATCTTCTCTGAAAGTTCTTTGAGTTTGTTCTCAAGCTCTTCACGACTCATACCCTCCAATCCTGTAACTCTCACTTCTTTTCTGTCAATGAAAGCTCCTGCTAATTGACCAGATCTATACTCTGCATTTATAGCAGCAGCAAATTGATCTTTCTTCTCAGCTTTGTCTGCAAGTCTTTCAAATCTTTTATATCTTCGGAGGTTGTCACTCTCGTATTTTTTAATTTCTTGTTCAAATCTTTTATCATAATATTTTGCTATGTGAGGATTGATTCTTCTATTTAACAATTGTGATGCAGTAGACCTAGCACTATTTATATCTTTACAATCATATCCTGCTTTTTGTAAAGCTTCAGCTTGTGTAATTTGACCATGCTCTAACACCATGATCTCCACAAACATTCTCTGTTTCGGAGTAAGATCTTTTTCAGTTCTTAACTCTTTTTTAAGTAAACCACCCATTATCTTCTTAATAAATTTATGTCTCTGATTATCATTCTTTTTTTACTTTTAATCAGATTACTTCTTCCAAGTTCTACTTTTAAATTATCTCTTATTGCAGACTTAACATCTGCTTTTGCTTGAGCTCTCGTACCACCACTCTCCTTAACAATCTGATGAGTCTTTCTACCACCAGATTTAAAAAATTTCTTAGCAGCACCTTTTATTCCTCCAGTTAATAAACCACCTAACAATTTTTTTGGAATTAATTTACCAAGAGCTTTAGCTTGACCTGCATGAGCTGCAGATGCTTTTTCTAATTTGCTTTTCACCATTTTAATAGTTTGCAAACCACCTTTTTTCTTCTTACTTAAAAACATTTTTCTATATAATCTTTTTGCAGACTCACTCATTTCTTTCTTCATAAGTTTTCTTTGCTGGTGAGTCAACGGTTGAATTTGTAAAGTTTTTTTAGCAGCTCTATCTGATGCGAAGGCCTTCCCATAAATTACAGGTTTTCTAAATTTCTTTTTTTGTCTACGACCTTTTTCAATCGACACTATTAATTTTCTTTTTAATCCTGGTTGAGCTTTAAACTCAGCTTGACCTGTAAATTTAGTTGCTCTTATCTTTCTCTTAAAGTCAGCTTTTTTTAACGCATACGGAACAACAGGTACATTAGGATTTTTTTTATTTCTCTTTACCTCAGAACGATGTTGCTTCCTTAGCCTCCTAAAGCCTTCTTTTACAGTTTTAAATATTATTCCTCGCATATTTCTACTATATAGATTATTTCATCACAAAGTAACTCCTTATAAAACTTTTGGTTGCGTTCCCGCAAGAGTGGTGTATCCCAGATACACCACGGATACACCATAGATACACCATTAAATTTGATTAAAAGTGTTGGTATTACTGATTAATATTGCTTTAGATACACCAGATACACCATTATTGACCCCTGGGGTTGTTTTTATTACTCATCACTCTGGAATATCTATATAGTAAATTTTTTATAGTTGTCCGGTATCCGGTATTTTGGTATATTTAGTATGTGTCTTTTAAAAAAGATAAGTTCTTGATAAGTTCTTACCTTAGGTTCTGGGGGCTAATTTCATTATTATTTGCTCTCTTTGAGTCCCCCAGAGCCAAATACTTTAGACCACCATGACTACGCACTCCTTGATCATTTACTTCTCTAATTTTTCAGAATAAATTCTTTTCTTAACAGTTTCTCTTTCTTCCTTAGTTTTAGCATTTCGATAAGCCTTATAATAATTCCTATAATTAATCCATGACTTCTGATTTTTAGTAAATTTAATTTTACCCTCTCTTATTAATTTTAAATATTCTTCACGAACCATTTGTGGGTCCATTTCAGCATTCCAACATATTTCTTGAAAATCATTACAATCACTCATAAACCAATCATGTGAATCTTGTTTCCAATAACATTCTTTTTTAAAAACGCTAACGGACAATGAATCCTCAAAGGCCTGTAAAAGTATGGCTTGAAACAACCTTATTTCTGGTGGCCGTTTTTCTTTTATAAATTCCATAGCCAGTTTAGTGCCCAAATTTTTTAACAAGTTTGGTGAATAACTCATAAAATTTTAAAACAGTTGCTTTAGGATAATATTGAGATTTTACAAATTCGTAATCGTCTAAAATTTCTTCAATGTATTGAGTTTTCTCTTCACCTGTAAGAGCACCTACAAAATATATGGTTTTATTAATTAACCCTCTAGGAACCTTCGACATCTGCATAACCACGATGCGGGAAAAGATATGGATTATGGATTACACCGTGGCTACACATTTTTGACAACCAACTTTAAACCTTTAGCCTGAGCTACTTTCTTTCGACCTGATTGCCATCTTTGCTCGATTTTGTCGAGAAAAGATAAACTGAAATTTCCTAAGCCGTAGTCATTTCCACAATACAACTGAAACATTAAACTAGTTAACTCGTCATAAGTTTTTTTATTTGGGCAAATCATAACTAATTTGTCCAACGCCTGGTTTAATGCATCTTCACTGCCTTTTTTCACAGCTTTACCCACTAATATCTCCTTAAAAATTAAAGTTAAATTAGCTTTCGTTGTTCTGGATTCATAAGATGTTTTGAAGCCCCATCTTCTCATTTAGGCTTAGGAATACACTTAAATTCTAAATATATAATATGTGATCTAATTGCAACAGTTAATTTAGGTGCGATGGCTTCTTATTCCACAGGTTAATAGCCATAGAAGTTCTAATACCACCAGTAACAGTGCTTACTGCGTGTGGAATCTTACCTACATCAAATATGATTAATCTATTAAACTTAGCTTTTATTCTAGTTGGTTCTTTTTCCTCGTAAATTTCAAGAAAACCACCATTAAATTCTTCTTTTTTAGGATAATATATGCAGCCAATTATTGGTGAAATTAAAGTTTTACTTGCCTCATCTTTGTCAAAATGTATTTTCTTATCTTGACCAGACTCCATGGTATTTACCCAGTATTCAAACCCTATTGTGTCCTTAATATCTATTATTGGGTTACCACACCAAATTGTGGTAATAATTTGTTTTTTTATAGTATCAGGCCATGATGTGCCCCAACCAGGCCACCACATATACCCGGGCTTATTAAAATGTTCGTCTTCATTAATAGCCTCTATCAGGTCAGTATTTTTTATAAAATTATCTAATATGTACATAATAAAAAAGG